CGAGGAATGGCTCAACGAAGTTTCACGCGAGCATGGACACTCAGCGATGAAACGGAAGTTAGATCAGTTACTTTTGAGGATGGGTTATTGACAATTGATTTAGGGAAGGTTGTACCTGAGCATCACCAGCGTAAAGACTTCCTATAAATATCGCTTTGGGGGCTTGACGCCCCCATCTTTTTTTGCTACAATACTAAGAGGTTTAATTATTAATATGGCAACTATTGTTACTTTGAAAGACGGATCTAACGTTATCTGTGAAATTAGAGAAATTTTCCAGAATGAATTAGTCACCGTAACTGATCCAGAAACTGGAGAACCAAAACAAGAAGAACAACGTGTTGGTAAAGGTATTCAACTTTCTGATCCGTTTATTTTGGAACTGGTGGAAAATCCTGAGGCGGAAGATCCAGAAGATCGTTCTCGCGTAAAATATACTCGCTGGAATCCTTTCACCTTAGAAAGGACTTTCAAAATTCCTTACGATGCCCTAGTTTGTGTATCAGTTCCAGACCCAAATCTTGAAGAAGCATTTGCTGCAAAAGTTGAGTATTTTAATACTGTTGATGTTGTAGAAGAAATTTCTGGAGATGCAGATGATACTGCTACTGAAACTGAGGAATGATTGGTTGATTGGTGAGGTAAAAGAATTGGAGGTCGAACTTGGAGACCCTGATTTAGAAATCACCAATCCGGCAATCTGGTATGGAACTGATGGACCGGGTTTCGTCAACTACATACCAGACGAAGAAGTGTCACAGTGCCGCTTGCGGTTTATGGACTGCGACACTATGATGGAACCAGGTCCTAAATTAAAAAAGCAGTATTTGGAATATGTCGAAGTTCTACAGCAAGATAGAACAAGCGGGTAACCGCTTACTAGTAGTGGGGTATGAGAACGGGCAGCGTGTCGTTGAGCGTGTGCCATTCTCCCCCACTCTTTTTATAAAAACTAAAAATTATTCTGAATACAGAACACTCAAGGGTGAACTTGTCGCCCCTGTCCCACAAGGATCAATCAACGATGCGAAGGAGTTCGTCAAGAAATGCAAGAACTCTGAGATAGAAGTGTATGGTAATACTAGGTATCTCTATCAGTATATTGCTGAGCAGTATCCTGATGATGAGATTATCTATGACTCATCTAAACTTCGAGTCTTCAATATTGATATTGAGACTGCTGCAGAGAATGGATTCCCTAACATTGCTAGCGCAGACCAGGCAATTCTTTCAATCTCTCTCAAAGATTCCTACACTAATAGGATTACTGTGTGGGGAGCAAAGGCATTCAACAATATCTTTGATGATGTAGATTATCTACACTTCAATGACGAGCAGGCAATGCTCACCAACTTCATTCACTGGTGGAATGATAACTTCCCGGATATTATCACCGGATGGAACGTAGAGTTCTTCGATATGCCATACATCGTGAATCGCGTTGAGCGTATTCTTGGTGAGAAGTATATGAAGTTGCTCTCTCCTTGGAAGTTAGTTTCTACCCGTGAGGTGGAGATCAACAACAAAATGCAGGTTGCTACTGACATTTTGGGTCTATCTATTCTTGACTACATCCAACTCTACAAGAAATTTACTTATACTAATCAGGAATCTTATGCCCTGAATCATATCTGTCTTGTAGAACTGGATGAGGAGAAGCTGGACCACAGCGAGTATGATACTTTCAAAGAGTTCTATACAAACGACTGGCAAAAGTTTATCGAGTACAACATTCATGACGTTCGACTGGTTGATAAACTAGAGGACAAGATGAAGTTGCTCGACCTAGCAATCACCCTGGCATACGATGCTAAGGTAAATTTTGAGGATGTATTCTCACAGGTATGTTGCTGGGATAACTATATCTACATCGAACTGATGAAAGATAATATTGTCATCCCTCCTAAGAAAGAACAGGAGAAGAAGGACAAGTATGCTGGAGCATTTGTGAAAGAACCTATCCCTGGTCTGTATGACTGGGTGGTGAATTTCGACTTGAACTCCCTGTATCCTCACCTGATTATGCAGTACAACATCTCACCAGAGACGCTGCTGCCCCACAGGCACCACTCCGCCAGCGTTGACCGCCTGCTGGACCAGGAGATCGATACCAGCGACCTCTGCGGGCAGACACTCGCCCCTAACGGCACCTTCTACGACACGTCCAAGCAGGGGTTCCTGCCTAAGATGATGCAGAAGATGTATGATGAGCGTGTGATCTACAAGAAGAAGATGCTTAAGGCAAAGCAGGAATATGAGAAGAACCCCACAGTTCAACTCAAGAAAGATATTTCTCGCTACAATAACATTCAGATGGCAAAGAAGATTTCACTTAACTCTGCCTATGGTGCTATTGGTAACCAGTATTTTCGATACTACCAGTTGGAGATGGCAGAAGCAATCACTCTTGGTGGTCAGTTGTCTATCCGCTGGATTGAAAAGGAGACCAACGCTCATCTCAATAAAATTCTTAAATCTGATAATGTAGATTATGTTATTGCAATCGACACTGATTCTATGTATCTTAATTTGGGTCCTTTTGTCAATGCTGTACTCAAAGGCAGAGAGAAGACTGATGAGGAAATTGTTAGGTTCCTTGATAAGGTCGCTGAAGTGGAACTTGAACCTTTTATTGAGAGTTCTTACGAAAAACTGGCGACATACGTTAACGCCTACGACCAAAAAATGAAGATGAAGCGAGAGAATATTGCTTCCCGTGGTTTCTGGACTGCGAAGAAACGATATGCTCTCAATGTATGGAACAGTGAAGGAGTTCAATACAAAGAACCCAAACTAAAAATCTGTGGACTGGAGACGGCACGTTCATCTGTGCCGCAATACTTCAGGAGCAAACTATATGAAGCATACAAGATCATCATCAACAAAACTAATGAAGACCTTATCAAATATATTGACGAGGTTCGTGAGGATGCCCGCAAGCAAACTTATGCTGACCTTGCTACTCCTAGCGGTGTAAATAATCTTGCCAAGTATCGTAATCCTTATACGATTTACAAGAAAGGTGAGAAGACAGGCACACCTATTGCTGTCAAGGGTTCTCTCATTTACAACTATCTCCTCAAAAAACATAAGGTTGAATACAAATATCAATCCATTCAGGAGGGTGAGAAAGTAAAGTATGTCTATCTTAAAGAGCCAAACCCTATTGGCGAAAAAGTCATCTCCTTTTTTAGTGAGATTCCTAAGGAATTTAATCTTGATAAGTATGTTAGTCGCACACTACAATTTGAGAAGAAGTTCCTGAAACCTGTCACCAATGTGCTAGAATGCATTGGTTGGACCACAAACAAAACCGTATCTGTTACCAGTTTTTTCTAATATGCCTACATCAGATTTAATCAAAAGTATAATTAAAGATAGTAAGAATGAATTCGTTGGACTTGTGAGCGATGGAGTTGCTTCAGGTGATGTTGAAGGCTACATTGATACTGGCAGTTATCTTTTTAACGCCATCCTTAGTGGTAGCATTTATGGTGGCATACCCTCCAACAAGATTACTGCTCTTGCAGGAAAATCGGGCGTCGGGAAAACCTATTTTTGCCTTAGCATCCTTAAGCATTTCCTTGACACTCATCCTGATGGCATGGTCATTTATTTTGAGTCCGAATCTGCTCTTAGTTCTGATATGTTTAGCAGTCGTGGGATTGACACTTCTCGCGTCCTTCTATATCCGGTAGAAACTATCAATGAGTTTCGTGAAGTCTCTGTAAAGATTGTTGACAACTACCTGAAAAACAAAGACACCACTCCTATGATGTGGGTCTTGGATAGTTTGGGGAACCTTCCATCAGCAAAGGAAGTTAATGATGCATTGACTGGTAATGATGCTGTTGACTTTACGAAGACAAAGATTACTAAATCTACATTCAGAGTTCTTACACAAAAATTAGGTAAGGCAAAAATTCCCCTCCTGTTTACTAATCACACCTACGATAACATTGGCGGTTATGGAGATCAGCAAAAAATGGGCGGTGGCTCAGGTCCAGAATACTGTGCGAGCAGTGTCATCTTTCTTAGCAAATCAAAAGAGAAAGAGGGAACTACGCAGGTTGGAAACATTATTAGATGTACGGCGAAGAAGTCCCGACTGACCCGTGAGGCATCACAGACAGAAGTTAAACTGTACTTCGATGAAAGGGGTTTACAAAGATACCATGGTCTGCTAGACTATTCTCCGTGGCCCAATAGCGGTGGTCGCTACGAGGTTGATGGTAAGAAGTTCTGGGGTAAAGAAATTATGAAAGACCCTGAACGATTCTTCACGCCTGATATTCTCGATGCGATTGATGCTCAGGTTGCGAAAGATTTTTCTTATGGAGTAGTTGAAGATGACGACGAAGACTGAAAGATTAGAACAAACAATCTTACGCAATCTTCTGACAGATCTAGACTACTATGGCAAAGTAATCCCACACATCAAAGCGGATTACTTTGCTGAAACAAGTGAACGTTTAATTTATGAGGAGATTTATGAATTCTCTACGAAATATGATAAGGTCCCTACCAAGGAAGTTATTCAACTTGAGTTATCGTCTCGTAAGGATGTTTATGAGGAAGACCTTAAAAAGTCTTTCGAGTTACTCCAAACATTCTCGACTGATGAAATCAACTATTCCTGGCTCATCGACGCGACAGAGGGTTGGTGTAAAGAACGTGCCCTCT